GGAACCTAATTGCTCATGAGGATTCTAGATTCCTTGATGAAGCTAAGGAGCAGTTAATACAGATCATACCTAAACAAAGCTCTATTAACATTGAGGATGGCAATTTTACTACTAATTTTGAATATGGAGTAAGAGATCATTTTAAATCAATAAATATAGAAAAGTATAAGTTTTTCAAAAAGTTTAAGCTTGATAAATTCAATAAAATAAATATTATCGCTGGTTTTAATAATGCAGGTAAAACTTCACTTCTCGAGGCAATCTACCTTCTTACCCAAAGAAATGACATATCTTCGCACTTCAATTTAATTCGCCAAAAAAACAAAATCACTACTTTAACGCCTACATTATTAAATGCTCTCTTCCAAGATAAAGTAGATATTAAAGGAGAGTTCGATAATTGTAGTGTGTCAGTTGAAATGTTGAAATATGACGATGCTTCTATCGACAAGCAGGATGATTACATTGCTTCCTACAAACTAAATTCTTGTGTTGATGGTGAATCTGTAAGTAACACAGTCCATACATTCATGCATGAGCGCATGCGTAGAAATGCGGACCAAGTTTCTCACCTTTGTTCATCATCCTTCAAAAGTCCTTATTTTTACGACATTGATGAATTACTAAAGGATTATAATAAAAGTTTAGGTGCTAATTTAATATCAAAAGAAGCGGAAAAAAATGAAGAAATTAGGTCCGCAATAAGTTTGGTTGTCGATTTCCTCAACAAAATTGAGCCGACTATTAAGGATGTTAGATTTACCGAGGATATGGATCTAAAACGATTTATTGTCGAGTCTTCGTTCGACATTGATAGGAATTTTGATCTAACCTCATATGGTGAAGGGATTCAGCGTATTTTCTATATTGCCCTATCTTTTGCTGCATGTCGAAATGGTGTTCTATTTATTGATGAATTTGAAACTGCAATACATTATAGTTTGCTGCTACAATTTACTAGATTTACACAAGAGTTATCTGAGAAATTTAATGTTCAGCTGTTTTTAACCTCGCATTCTGGCGAGTGTATATCGGCATTTTTGGATAATGGTTATAAGAATGAGGATATCACTGGTTTCCAGTTGAGCAAAAAAGATGGCAAAGTCCAAGTAAAAAGTGCCGAAGGTGAGCGATTTGGCTATTTAATTAAGAATGTTGATCTTGATATTAGAGGGTAATTTAATGGCTGAAGAATTATATGGAAAAGTCATTGTTGCTATCTGTGAAGGACAACATGACGTCGCTTTTTTAAGCAGAGTGCTTTTGGTTAATGGATTTTCTATTCAGGACAAAAAGATTGGCCAATTACCTGAGCCATTTAATAAAAGATTTGAAGTTGAATTAACTGAAGTAAGGGTCCCGGATAGAAAGTTAGGTTTTCAGGCGCCCGGGCCAAACTTACCATCAGTAAGTTTTGAAAAAGATGGTCGATTGGTTTTTGTCCACAATTTGAATGGTGATGGAAGAGTCAAAGAACGTAAAAAATTGATAAAAATGTATAGGGATTTATCTGGTGATGATGATTTCAGCATTCAAATTCCTTATAGGTTTTTGTACTTTTTCGATGCGGATGATATAGGAATAAGGGATAGGTTATCTGAAATTCACGGAGAGGTTGGTCTAGATGAGTCTGTTGAGCTTTCGAATGGTAAGGTTGTTACGTTTGAGGGTATCGAATGGGGAGGCTATATTTTCCATGGTGATCAGACGGACAAAGGGACACTTGAAGACCTTCTTTTGAGTCATTTTGATAATAAAGTTACCTCTCTAAAATCATCTATTGAGACTTTCTTGCTTAGCAACCGCCTTGATGTGGAGAGAACAAAAAGATTTATTCTTAATGAAGGCGTTGAGGCTTATGCAGGTAAGTCTAAATATTATACCAAGAAATCGGTATTGGGAGTCTTTGGACAGCTACAGTTTTCAGGCTCCAGTAACGCCGTCATGATAAATCAAACTGATTTCTTAAAGGCTGCGGATATCGCAGGTTGTCAGCAGTGTATTATGATAAATACAATGTTTGATTGAATTTAAATAACTTTCCCAGCAAGGCCAGATCATTATCTGGCCTTGCTATTATTAGTCTAAGTTATACTCTTTAAACGAAATTACCTCTTGATCAAGCCAGCTATTTATAGCTAAAATTTGTTGCTGCAAAGGTATTATTTCGTTTTTAAAAAAGACTTTTGCAGCTTTTTCTATATCTCCAAAACCTCCTGTGTTATTTGGAATGATTCCCATCATCTGAGGCGGGACGCGGTGCGCAGCCATCATGTCATCACGGCTCACGTTCTTGATATTTAGGAATTCATCCTTTGCCGCCACCTCTGACAGCGGAATGATCTGGATGCCGTCCTTTTTCCCGTTCGGGCTGTACATAAACAGGTTACGGAAGTTGCCAGGGCCTTTTGCGCTTTTCATGGCACCGCGGATATTGTCCACATCCTGCTGGCTCTGCGCCGGGTCGGTCATGTACATGATGAACCCCGCATGACTGCCATTAAGGTAATACTTGCGGCGGAATAGCGTAGCCGACTCATTCAGCAGCGCCGACGGGATGGCCGACAGGTAGCCCGGCAGGCCGTAAATCTCCTGATTGATATCCGGCTCCATCAGGTGAAAAACGCTGCCCTTCGCAAACTCATACGGCTCCGTGTTAATGCCATAGTGCGCATACCAGTACGTGTCCAGGTCGAGGCCGCGCCGGGTGAACTTCGCCAGCGACGGCTCCAGCTTCAGCACGTTACCGAGGCGGCTGGTCCGCTTCTCCAGGTAGGCATTGCCGAAAATCAGGTAATCCAGCGCAAAGCGGCTGAACGCCTGCTGACTCAGCAGCCGATGCGGGATAAAGGTACTCGCCAGAATATTGCACTTTACGCTGATGGGTGAGCTGTGATGCACGGCGGCGCGGAACGTGCGCGCCAGCCCGTCAACGCTCACGGGTGGTTCATACCAGCGATCATTGATAACACACTCCACGTAGTCCAGCAGTTCGCGACGGTCCAGAACCGGGATCGGGTCGCCAAAGGTAAACGCCTCCGACGCTGCCCCGCTGGTCATGTTATCCGGCTGCGGCACGGGCTGCGTGCGGGTGCGGTTCCTGCGTTTGCTCATCAGTAAATCTCCACAATGTTCTGCGTGTGTGCCGCCTGTCCCTGCAGCGGCTCGTTTGCCAGCGCGTGCATGGTCGCCCAGGCTAAATCGCCGTGGCTGACTTCTTCGCTGCGGCTGGTTTCATAGGTCGGACGGTTGCCGCTGGCCGTAGTGGCCTTGCGGATAGACATGAATGACTGCGCGATGTCGAGGTGGCTGGCGTCAAACTCCAGCCGCCCGCTGGCGATGGTGTCGTAAGCCTTCAGCACCAGGGCGTTTTTCACGTTCGGGTTATAGACAAATTCTTTCACCTGCGGGAAGAAGGCTTTGACGTTCTCGTACACACCCAGCCCGACGCCGGTGGAGTCGATGCCTATATAGGTGACGTTATACTGCTGCGTCAGCGTCCTGATGGCGTCAGCCTGTGCCCGGAAGTCCATTCCGCGCCACTGGTGGCGCTCAAGGATGCGGAATTTACCGCCCGGCACGGCAGGCGGTGCCATGACCACGCATCCGGCGCTGTCACCGTTCTGCGTTCCCTTCGCCGGGTCATAGCCGATCCAGACCTCTTTCCAGCCGAACGGGCGCAGTGCCAGCGCTTCAAAGTCGGTCCAGACTTCCCAGCTGTCCACCATGCACTTCTGCAGCATGGCCAGCTGGAACACCGACGCCAGATCGTCCATGAAGACGCACATCAGCAGGTTCTGGTAGTCTTCCGGGCTGTAGCGCGTGCGCAACTGCTCCAGGTCAAACAGGTCACAGCCGCCGCGCACCGCGTCTTCAACGGTGACGATCTGGCGAAACTGGCCATCTTCGCAGAGGCGACCGGCGGCCAGTGACTGATGGCTGAGGTCGATATCAACCCTGTCCGCTTTGGCCCGGCCCTTGTTGAACTGCGAACCGGACCAGAACGGATAGGCGCTGTGCGTGAGGCTGGAGGGCGTGGAAAAGTAGGTTTCGCGCCACTTCTTGTGCAGCGCCATGCCGGACGCCACTTTCTGCAGTTCCTGAAACTTCGGGATCCAGAAATATTCATCCAGGTACAGGTTGCCGTGGTAGCTCTGCGCGGTGCGGGCGTTGGTACCTAAGAAGTACAGGCACGCGCCGTTGCTGAGCGTCATCGGATCGCCCTTCAGGTCTACGTCCACCTCGCGGGCAAACTCAATAATGTACTGCTTGAAGACGTGCGCCTGCGCCTTACTGGCTGACAGGAAAATCTGATTGCGCCCGGTAGTCAGCGCATCGATCAGCGCCTCGCGGGCAAAAAAGAAGGTGGCCCCAATCTGGCGCGACTTCAGCAGGTTGCGGACTGAGTACTTATTTCCGGCCTCCCACCACTGGCGCTGATAGCCGAACATCGAGCTGTGGAAAACCTCCTGCAGCTTCTCAATCTGTTCGTCGCTGAACAGGTTCTTTTCCGGGGGCTTACGCGGGCCTTTGTTGCGGTTTTCCACGTTCGGGTTCAGGTCCGCTTCATTGCCGCCGTTGCTGAACTTACCGATCCGGGCGTGGCGCTCGGACTGACGCGCCAGCAGGTCGATTTCCTTAAAGTCTCTCCCTTCCTTCTGCTCCTTCATGATGAGCTGGCAGTAGCGTGCGGCGGTGGTCAGCTGCATCTGATCCAGCGGGCCATAGTCGCCCCACTTATCGCGCTTTTTCCAGCTGTGAACGGTTGCGGGTTTCTCTCCCAGCATTTCAGCAATGCGGGCGATGCGGTATCCCTGAAAGTACAGCAGTAAAGCCTGCCTGCGGGGATCGAGGTCGTCGGGGGCGGGTGTCATGTTCATGCAGCCAAAATACGGCCCCGCCGCTTCCTTTTCCGCCATCCCTCATTGTGTGGTTTCCCGTACAACGTCCGCGCGTTGTTTCGATACCCCTGCCGCCGCAACCATAGAGCCTCACAGAGTTTTACTGACCGGAGCCTGGACAATGGCAAAGAAAGCAAAGCGTTTTCGTATCGGGGTGGAAGGTGCCACCACGGACGGGCGCACCATCGAGCGCAGCTGGCTTGAACAGATGGCGGCAAATTACAGCCCTGAGCTGTACACCGCCGTGATCAACATGGAGCACATCAAGGGCTACACGGCAGACAGTCCATTCCGTCGCTTTGGCGTAGTGGAAGCGCTGGACGCTGAAGAAATCAGCGACGGTCCGCTGAAGGGCAAGCTGGGGCTGTATGCCCTGATCAACCCGACTGACGAGCTGGTCACGCTGACCGGCACCATGCAGAAAATCTTTACCTCTATGGAAATCCGCCCGGAGTTCGCGGACACCGGCGCGGCCTATCTGATTGGCCTGGCCGTTACCGACGATCCGGCCAGCCTCGGCACGGAAATGCTGCAGTTCAGCGCCAGCGCCGGGGCGAACCCGCTGGCAAACCGTAAGCAGCATCCTGACAACGTTTTCTCTGCCGCTGAAGAAACCCTGATCGAGTTTGAGGAAGTGGCCGACGAAAAGCCCGCCCTGTTTACCCGCATCAAAGCGATGTTCAGCAGACAGCAGCAGACCGACGCGGCACGCTTCAGCGACGTGTATCAGGCGGTTGAGCTGATTGCCACCGAGCAGCAGGACCTGAGCGCGCGCATTGAAACGGCACTGAGCGAACAGGCCGACAGCCTGAAATCGCATTTCAGCAGTGCGCTGGGTGAGGAAGTGCTGAAGCGCGAACAGCTGCAGGCGGACTTCACCGAACTGCAGCAGCAGCTGAGCCGGGAAGATGGCCGCCAGCAGGTCCGCCCGCGCACGCAGGGTAACGGCAGCGGCGGCGAAGTGCGCACCGACTGCTGATACAGCGGCGGCAAACTTTTTTAACGAACAGAGAAAGCGAAGCGATGAAAAATACTACCCGTTTTAAGCTGAATGCTTACATGTCGGTGCTGGCAGAAATCAACAAGATTGACCTGTCCGCGCTGAACAGCAAATTCACCATTGAGCCGTCCGTGTCGCAGACACTGGAAAGCAAAATTCAGGAGTCGTCCGCGTTCCTGCAAGCCATCAACATCATGCCGGTCAGTGAGCAGAGCGGCGAACGGCTGGGGCTGGGGATCGGCACCACCATTGCAGGTACCACCGATACCACCCAGAAAGAGCGCGAGCCGACCGATCCGACCTACATCGACGGCGATGGCTACAAATGCACGCAGACCAACTTTGACACGGCGCTGCCTTATTCAAAGCTGGACATGTGGGCGAAGTTCAGCGATTTCCAGGTGCGCATCCGTGACGCCATCGTGAAGCGTCAGGCGCTGGACCGTATCATGATCGGCTTCAACGGCCTGAAGCGTGAGAAAACCTCCAACCGCGTGCAGAACCCGCTGCTACAGGACGTGAACATCGGCTGGCTGGAAAAAATCCGACAGGAAAAACCGGCGCAGGTGCTGGGTCAGCACATCGGTGACGACGGCAAGGTGGTGTCGGACAAAATCACCGTGGGTAAAAATGGCCTGTTCCGTAACCTGGACGCCGTGGTGATGGGCGCGGTGTCGGAAAAAATCGGCGTGCAGTATCAGGACGACACCGAACTGGTGGTGATCTGCGGACGCCAGCTGCTGGCTGATAAGTATTTCCCGCTGGTCAATCAGAGCCAGCCCAACACTGAAGCGCTGGCCGCTGATCTGATCATCAGCCAGAAGCGCATCGGCGGCCTGCAGGCGGTCCGCGCCCCGTACTTCCCGGCGAATGCGCTGCTGATCACCCGCCTGGATAACATGTCCATCTACTGGCAGGAAGAAACCCGCCGCCGCTCGATCATCGACAACCCGAAACGTGACCGCATCGAAAACCTTGAGTCGGTTAACGAGGCTTACGTGGTTGAGGACTACGACTGCACCTGCCTGGTGGAAAACATCGAACTGCTGGAGCAGGAGCCGGAGAAAGAGCCGGGCGAAATGAGCGAAGCGGAAATCGCACGCATCGCCGCCGTGGCGGCCAGCGTGGTGAAGTCCATGAGCGGCGCGGGTGACTCAACCGGCAGCGCTGGCGCTGACCAGAACGCCGGAGCGTAACCCGTGACCAATCCTTTCCGCGCGCATACGCGCTTTATTCAGGCACAGGAGGCCGCCCGGTCGGGCGGCAGTGGCCGCAGTACAAAGGGCTATGACCTGATGCTGCTGCAGCTGAACGAAGACCGCCGCCGCCTCAAGGGTATTCAGTCCAACGTCCGAAAGGCCGAAATCAAGGTGGAGGTGCTGCCGAAGTACGCCGCCTGGGCTGAGGGCGTGCTGAGCGCGGACGGCGCGCAGCAGGACGACGTGCTGATGTACGTGATGCTGTGGCGCGTTGACGCCGGTGACTATGCCGGTGCGCTCGCAATTGGCCGCCACGCGCTGAAACACGGCTGGGCGATGCCGCTGGGAAGCCGCACCACGGCGACGGTGCTGGCCGAAGAAATTGCCGACGCGGCAAAGGCCGCCATCCTGGCAAAGACGCCTTTTGACCCGGCCCTGCTGCTGGAGGCGCTGGAGGTGGTCGACGCACATGACATGCCCGATCAGTCGCGCGCCCGTCTGCATAAGTCCATCGGCTGGGTGCTGACGGAAAGCAGCCCTGCGTCCGCGCTGAACCATCTGAAGCGCGCCCTGCAGCTGGACGAGAAATGCGGCGTTAAAAAAGACATTGAGCAGCTGGAGCGGAAAATCCGTAACGGCAGCTGATAACCGGACGTGCCCACGCGCGGGGCGGCACGGGGTGGCGACAGGCAGCGCCGCATCAAAACCCCGTCCACCGCCCACCTATTCAGGAGTAACAGAGCAATGGATTTTATCGCGCCACAGAAGGCGACGGCAGCACCGGACATCATCCCCAATAACTCATTCTGGCCGGATGTCGATCTGGCGAAGTTCCGCAGCGTCATGCGCGTTGACGGCACCGTGACGCCGGAGCGTCTGCGTCAGGTGGTGCTGACCGCAATGGCGGAAGTTAACGCGGAGCTTTACCCGTGGCGTGAGCGGCAGGAGCTGGCCGGTCATAACGGCCTGGCCGACGTTCCGGCGGAGAAGCTGGCCGGTGAGAGCGTGCGCCTGCATCACTACATGAACGCGGTGTGGTGCTGGACGCGCGCGGTGCTAAATGAGCGCTATCAGGACTTTGACGCCACCGCCTCCGCCGTGAAGCGCGGCGAAGAACTGAATGATGCCAGCGGCGACCTGTGGCGCGATGCGCGCTGGGCCATCAGCCGCGTGCAGGACATGCCGCACTGCACCGTGGAGCTTATCTGATGAAAGTGCGTGCGCAGCAGTATGACACGGTGGACGCACTCTGCTGGCGTCACTACGGGCGCAGGCGGGGCATGACGGAACAGGTGCTGCAGGCAAATCCGGGGCTGGCGGAGCACGGTCCCCTCTTACCGCACGGGCTGGAAGTGGAGCTGCCGGACGTGACAGCGACGGCCACCGTGCAGGCCGTCCAGCTTTGGGACTGAATCATGTGGGAAAAAATCAGCACCTTTATCACCTGGTGCATGGCGATAGTGATGGCGTGGCTGGGCGGCATGGACCTGAAAGACATGTCCACCGTGGCCGGTGTGCTTATCGGCCTGCTGATGGCGCTTATCAGTTGGTACTACAAACACAAAACCTATCAGCTGCTGGCAAGCGGGCGCATCACACGGGAGGAATATGAATCTGCAGATCGTTAAGCGCTGCGCCGTGGGCGTGGTACTGGCACTGGCCGCCACGCTGCCCGGTTTTCAGCAGCTGCACACCTCCGTGGAGGGGTTGCGGCTCATTGCCGATTATGAGGGCTGCCGCCTGCAGCCGTACCAGTGCAGCGCGGGGAAGTGGACTGACGGGATTGGCAACACGTCCGGCGTGGTGCCGGGAAGGTCCATCACGGAACGGCAGGCAGCGGGGAATTTCATCACCAACGTGTTACGCACTGAGGCGGCACTGGCGCGCTGCGTGGCGGTTTCCATGCCGCAGCAGGTTTATGACGCACTGGTGTCGCTGGCGTTCAACGTTGGCACCGGCAACGTGTGCGGCTCCACGATGGTGGCGCTGCTGAAAAAAGGCCAGTGGCGCGAGGCGTGTTATCAGCTGCCGCGCTGGGTGTACGTAAAAGGCGTATTTAATCAGGGGCTGGATAACCGGCGCGGACGTGAACTGGCCTGGTGCCTTAAGGGAGCCTGAGCACATGAAGAACATCATCGTGATGGTTCTTTTTTTTCTGGGGATTGTGTTGTGGCAGTCGTGGAACCTGCACAACGCCTATCAGAAGATTCACGCGCATGAGGCAGTCATAAAAACTCAGGGAAAAAAGCTGAGCCAGAAAAACAGCCAGCTGATTGCCCTGAACATCCTGACGCAGACCAGCAGCCAGGCACAGACGCAGCTTTACGCCGCCGCCGAACGCAACGGCCAGCTGCTGCGCGACCGGCAGCGAAAGATTGAGGAGCTGAAACGTGAAAATGAAGACCTTCGCCGCTGGAGCGATACCGCTTTGCCTGATCCTGTTGTCCGGCTGCGCCAGCGACCGGCCCTCGCAGGAGGTGAATCTTACCGTGAGTGGCTGTCCGAAAATCACCCGCTGCCAGCTGGACCCGGCAGCGCCGCGCACTAACGGCGATCTTCTGGCCCTGCTGGACGAAACGGAGGCCGCCTGGGCGGCGTGTGCCGGTAAGGTCGATACCATCATCAGCTGTCAGGAAAAAGACGATGAACAAGCCGCAGTCCTTACGCAGCGCCCTGAATAAGTCGGTCCCTTACGTGGCCGAAAACCCGGACCGCCTGCACCTTTTCGTTGACAGCGGTCAGCTGGTCGCCACGTCCGCCGCGTCCCTGTCGTGGGAGTATCGCTACACGCTGAACGTGGTGATCACCGACTTCACCGGCGATCAGAATCTACTGATGGCCCCGGTGCTTTTATGGCTGCGGGAAAACCAGCCCGATGCGCTGCAGAATAGCGAGACGCGCGAAAAGCTGTTTACGTTTGAGGTCGATATTCTGGCAAATGATCGTTGCGACATCAGCATGGACCTGAAGCTGACCGAGCGCGTTATAGCGACAGTGGAGGACGGGAAGGCACACATTGAGGCGGTGCCGGAGCCGGACGCGCCGGAGGAATTCTGGACGGTGAAGCATGGCTGAACTGCATGAAGTGGATGCCTGGCTGGCCGCGCTGCTGGCACAGCTTGAACCGGCGGCCCGGAAAAAGATGCTGCGGGAAGTGGCGCGCGATGTGCGCCGCATTCAGCAGGCAAACATCACCGCACAGCGTTCCCCGGATGGCACCGCATGGGAGCCGCGCCGCGTCAGCGCCCGCAGCAAAAAAGGCCGCATCCGTCGCGGTATGTTTGCGAAGCTGAAAACAGCGAAGTATCTGAAGGTGCAGGCGAATGCAGACACCGCTGAGGTTGCCTTTGTTCCGGGGGTGCAGAAGCTGGCACGCGTCCATCACTACGGCCTTCGGGACCGGGTAAGCCGTCGCGGCCCGATGGTGAAATATGCTGAACGTCCGCTGCTGGGTGTAAATGGCACAACAGAAGACATAGTGGAAAAAATTTTAATTAGCTGGCTTATTAAAGGAGGCACTAATATTTAATTGCTAATTTATTGAAAAGCACATACAAAAAAATGAAAATAAAGTACATGCTAAGAAGATATCCATCACTCTGGTTCGGAGTGTTCATCTTTTTCAACTTTAGAATCTGTTGTGATAATGGTTTTATCACTAATGCTTGCTGCGGAGGCATTAAAGGCTTTTGCTTGAGAATTAGATGAATTTAGGGTTTTTTTCACCTTCAACCAAAGTGCTCCTGATGAAAAAATATCTCCCAGCGCCTCAATTAGCGTATCTTTTTCATAACATTCATATTGAGTCATGTCATTTATTAAAGTAAGGGGGTAGCCATTTTGAGTTCTACGCCACTTACATACCTTTAGCGCACCAACATTGGATTTCAATATTAAACTGCCACGTAGCTCATAATTTTCAAGCTTATCCATTTTTTTCGTAATCATATCGAAGAAGATTTCACCCCCTGAAGTTGTTTCCAGAATAAGAGAAAACTCACCGCCAACCTTTTTTTTAATCGAGTTATCAAGCTCATTAAAAACCTCATAGATTTCACTTAGATTGCTTTGAACTTTATCAGCTTCTTCGAGGCCGCTATCAAGGATAGAGTCGAATCTATTTTTCATGACCATCATAAATACCTAATCTTAGTTTTAACTGGAAAGTGATTAATTGAAGATGTGTTTTTTCTTAGTTGTATCAACAATGAATCATCGAAATACCTTCCTGTATCCTCCTCAATTATAGACCAGCCTTTGTTGCGAAGGAAGGAGGCGGAGAAAAACATTTGATCAAATGTGGCCCAATTCGGTCTGTGGTTAGATCTGCCAAAACATGTGCCTAAATCATGACTTCCCTCTGAATTTTCGAAACACAATCTTGAATTCAACAATTTCCAGAAAGGATTGTATAACCAATGGTGAGGTTTTTTTATCACGTTATGCCTGTCGTTTGTTGCTGATAAGTTTACTGAAATAATACTAGAGAAAGGTTCGGTATTATAATCACCCATGCAGACAATGTTTTCATCATTTGCCAACCCATTCTCAATTTGAATTTTTAAAGCGGTTGCTGCGTGCGTTTTTAATATTTCTGAATCTGGAGTTCTAAAGCTAGGCCAGTGGGATGCATAAATACTGATGGGTTGCTTTTGATATGGCTCTTCAATTTTTATTTTTACTGCCACCTTCAACTCAGCTCCATAAACCTCTTTTATAAGAGGGGCCGCCTCTAATATTTTTACTTCCTTCTTGTAAATAATTGCTATATCAAAAATGCTACGATTGGTTTTGAAGTTCAATAGTTCAGCGTCATATTTTTCAGGATCAACAGCCTTACCTAACTGGTCAAAGCTCACGTGAGTTATTTCAGAGAGCACAATGACATCAGCATTACTGCTGTTAATTATTTCGGATATTTGGAATATGACAAATCCTACATCCGACAATGTGGGTATTTTTTTAACTTTAGGCGGGTTTAACGCACAGTTCCAAAAGATAAAGGTAATTTCACCATTTGACACTACAGGGTTCATTTCGATGCGGGTTCCATCTGCATTAAGATTTAGTAATCAATTTGTATCATCCTCAGAACAAATGCAAAGGCTTTTAAAAAATTCATTTTTTCAACAAAGTGAATTGATGAATACACAACTTACCGAAATTATGCGCCTTATCACCAACCTGATCCGCACCGGCACCGTGTCCGAAGTGGACCCGGTGAACTGGCTGTGCCGGGTGAAAACGGGCGACCTCGAAACCAACTGGATCAACTGGCTCACCCTGCGTGCCGGTAGCACCCGTACATGGTGGAAGCCCACCGTGGGGGAACAGGTCATGCTACTGAGCCTGGGCGGCAACCTCGAAACCGCCTTTGCGCTGCCCGCCATTTATTCCGAAGCCTTCCCGCCGCCTGACTACTCGGAAGACGGCACCGCCACCGTGTTCAGGGACGGCGGCTGGTTTCAGTACGAGCCGGAAACCGGCCAGCTGCTGATAAAGAACATCAGAAGCGTGCGCATTGAAGCGGCAGACGGCATTCAGCTGATCACCGATGCGCTGGGGATAGAGGCCAGCCAGACACGGATCAACGGTGACACCACGATGAACGGTGATGTAACCCACGGCGGCGGTTCAATGAGTTCTAACGGTGTGATTGCTGATAAGCACTTACACAACAAGGTGAAGAGCGGCACAGATATGTCAGGAGGCCCGCAATGATGTATCTCGGCATGAACCGCGACACCGGCGAAGCCATTACCGACATCGATCACATTCGGCAGAGTGTGCGCGACATCCTGATCACCCCGGAAGGCAGCCGCATCGCCCGGCGTGATTACGGTTCGCTGCTGTCGGTGCTGATTGACCAGCCACAGAACGACGTGATCCGCCTGCAGGTCATGGCGGCGGTGTATGTCGCCATCAGCCGCTGGGAGCCTCGCGTGAGGCTGAGCACCGTAAACCTTACCAGCGATTTTGACGGTTCTATGGTGGTTGAGCTGACCGGCCAGCGCGATGACGGTTCGCCGGTTGCTATGTCTGTTCCAACGGGGGTGAACAGTGGCGGTAATTGACCTTTCCCAGCTGCCCGCACCGCAGATTATTGAGGTGCCGGACTTTGAATCGCTGCTGGCTGAGCGCAAAGAGGCGCTGATTGCGCTTTATCCGGCGGATGAACAGGCCGCCATGCGCCGCGTGCTGGCGCTGGAGTCTGAGCCGATTGTGAAAAGCCTGCAGGAAAATACTTACCGCGAAATCCTGTTGCGCCAGCGCATCAATGAGGCGGCGCAGGCGGTGATGGTGGCCTACGCCATCGGCAGCGATCTGGACCAGCAGGCCGCCCGCAATAACGTGAAGCGCCTGACCATTACGCCTGCGAATCCCGATGCGGTGCCGCCGGTGGATGCGGTAATGGAATCGGACGACGCGCTGCGTGTCCGCGTGCCGGAGGCGTTTGAGGGGCTGAGCGTGGCCGGACCGACGGGCGCATATGAGTTTCAAGCTAAAAGCGCCGATGGCCGGGTGCAGGACGTGTCAGCCATCAGCCCGTCACCGGCGGCAGTGCTGATCACTGTCCTGAGCCGCGAAGGCGATGGCACGGCGGCAGCGGATTTACTGACTACAGTGTACACAGCACTGAGCGCCGACAGCGTGCGCCCGGTTGCCGACCGTGTGACGGTTCAGGGGGCGACAATCCGCAACTACAGCGTGAAGGCCAGGCTGCACCTGTTCGATGGCGTGGCCGCCGGTCCCTGCCTTGAGGCGGCAAACGCTAATCTGGCGGCTTACCTTGCTGAACAGAAAAAGCTGGGGCGCAGCGTGCGGCGTGAGTCCTACGGGGCAGTGATGCGTGTGGCCGGTGTGGACTGGGTGGAAATCACCGAACCGGCGCAGGACATCATCATGGACCGCACGCAGGCGGGTTACTGCTCCGGCACGGACATTTCCGTGGCGGGTGATCAGGGGGTGACATGAGCAATAGCAGCCTGATGCCGCCCGGTTCGTCTGCGCTGGAGCGCCGCCTGGCGCAGGCGTGCAGCGGGATTTCCGGGCTGAACGTGCCGCTGCGCGACCTCTGGAACCCGGCCACCTGCCCGGTAAGCTTTCTGCCCTATCTGGCTTGGGCCTTTTCGGTGGACCGCTGGGACGAAAGCTGGGCTGAGAGCGTCAAACGGCAGGTGGTGAGCGATGCGTTTTATATTCATCAGCACAAAGGCACCATCAGCGCCATCCGCCGCGTGGTGGAGCCGTTCGGCTTCCTGATCCGGGTTATTGAGTGGTGGAAAACCAGTGAGCCGCCCGGCACGTTCCGGCTGGACATTGGCGTGCAGGACCAGGGCATTACTGAAGAAACCTATCAGGAGCTTGAGCGGCTGATCAGCGATGCGAAGCCGTGCAGCCGTCACCTGCTGGGAATGTCGATAAACCTGCAGGTCAGCGGTGAAACGCTTATAGCGGCGGCCAGCTATGACGGTGATGACCTGACCGTTTACCCGTATACCCCGGAAATTATCTCCGTCAGCGGCGCAGTTTATGGCGGCGCGGCGGTTCACGTTATTGACCTGATGGAAGTGGGACCATGACACAAAAATACTATGCAATTGTCACCAACCAGGGCGCGGCGAAGATTGCCAACGCCGCCGCACTCGGTACAAAACTGAATATCACGCAGATGGCCGTGGGCGACGGCAGCGGCACGCTGCCGACACCGAACGCCAGCCAGACGAAGCTGGTTAACGAGATGCGCCGCGCCGCCATCAATTCGCTGAGCATTGATGCGGCCAATGCCAGCCAGGTGATTGCCGAACAGGTGATCCCTGAAACGGAGGGCGGATTCTGGATCCGGGAAATGGGGCTGTTTGACGCAGACGGCACGCTGATTGCGGTCTGCAACACGCCGGAAACCTACAAGCCCGCACTGCAGGAAGGCAGTGGCCGCACGCAGACCGTGCGCATGATCCTGATCATTAACAGCACCGACGCCATCACTCTGAAGATTGACCCATCGGTGGTGCTGGCAACGCGCAAGTATGTGGATGACAGTATCCTGACGGTTCGCCAGTACGCCGATAAGTTACTGGCGGATCATCTTGCGGCTGAAAACCCGCATGACCAGTACTTGCAGACAGCGAATGCGCTGGCAGAAATCAAAGACGCCGGGCTGATTGCTGACCTTCTCAAAAACCTCGGTTTAACAGAAAAGTTTTCCGGGCGCTTTATTGGCCGCCAGATTTTTACCACGCCTGGAGCAATCAACTACAAGCCTACGCCCGGCACGAAACGCATCAGGATTATCCTGACAGGTGGCGGCGGCAGAGGCTACGGCTATCTCGGATGGGGTAGCGGCTTAACAAGCCGTGGCGCAGGGGGTGGCGCGGGCGGAACGGCCATCGCATTGCTGAACGTGGACGACACCAGAACTTACCCCGGCGTGGTAGGCCGTGGCAGCGATGAAACCCTGTCAGCAACAAGCAGCACATTCAACGGCCTGCTGACGGCGGGCAACGGCGTTAATACTTCGTCGGGTGATGCGGGCGGCGCAGGCGGAACAGCTATCGGCGGTGATTTGAATATTCAGGGCGGTGACGGCAGCGATGCGCCAGGCCTTATCTCGACGAGCACAAACCCTTACCGGGGCGGTTCTGGTGATGGCGGCGTGAGTTACTGGGGGGGTGGAAAGCGAAGCGGGGACGGTAATTTATCCGGTAAAGGAAAAACCTTTGGGGCTGGAGGTGGCGGTAATACCCGATCCGATCCCTTTATTGGCAACTACGGTTCGGACGGCGTTATTTATATTGATGAATTCAGCTGATGAAAACGTATGCCCGCATTGAAAATCAGCGCGTCGCGGAAATCGTCTCACTCAACGTGAAGCCTGAAAAACTTTACCACCCGTCGCTGTTATGGGTGGATATCACCGCGCTGCCCGAGCAGCCCGATATAAATTATCGCTACAGTGACGGCGTATTTACTGCCCCGGAAACAGATGCTGAAAATGCGGCGCTGATTGCCAGTAGCCGACTGGCAGCTGAAATGGACGAGGCAAACAAAACCATTGCACCGCTGCAGGATGCGGTTGATATCAGTATTGCAACAGATGCGGAGTTCGCCCGTCTGGCAGCGTGGAAGCGATACCGTGTAGAACTCAGCCGGATTGATACCGGTAAGGCTCCTGATATTGAATGGCCGGAAAAGCCTGAATGAATAAAGCCCGCATTTGCGGGCTTTTTGTTTATGCAGGCTGTTCAGGCCAAATGATACTTTCAGCGTCTTCCATGTTCACCCGCATCAGCATGACGCGGTATTTCTTCCAGGCGATGAGCTGGCTTGCCTCATCATCTGTAGCTATCCCTAAATCGTTCGCATCCTGCAGAGGTTGAATGGCTGTATCGGCTTCAGCTCTCAGCCTGCTGCGCTTGTCTTCTGCCTGGCTGATAAGTTCCTCTGCTGTTGGCAGCGGCTGTTCAGTCAGGCACGGAAGCATGTCAGCACCGCAGGTAATCAGCTTGCCTTTTGCCTGACCGGCGAGTAAGTCAGCCCATTTTTTATCGGTAATTTTTACGGCATCATCAGGGATAACCAGATTGATGCTGGTATCGTAAAAAGCATTTGCAGATGGTGAATATTTTTTCATTCAGTACCCCAGCGCCAGCCAAGTAATACCCTGAAGGGTTGAGTCAGGGCCTGTATTTGTGAGATCAAAAGAGGATTTATTACGAAATCCCGCCCCTAAGCCATATTCACCGGACGACGGTAAAGCCGATCCCTTACAGGCGATCACGACGACACCCGCATTAGGAAATTCAATCGGCAGAATAACGGTTGTGGTTGTTTTCTGCTTAAAGCCGCCAGAACCCCACTGCAGAATCACTCCGTTTGGTAGCCGGGTATAACCATTGCCCGATTTCACTGCGGCGAAGAAACTCATATCAGGCAGTTGATTAGCGCCATTACCAACGGTCTTTTTTGCTGCGTCGCCTAAACCGAGGTTTCTGAGAAACAAACACCTGGCCCGGTGCCGGGCGGCACTGGCAAACTTGCGGCCATTTACGGATAACTCAGCGTGCTGATTGGCTACATCAGGGTGTCAACAAATGACCAGAACACGGACTTACAAAGGATTGCGCTGCAGAGCGCAGATTGTGAACTGATTTTCGAGGACAGGATAAGCGGGAAAACCAGCGACAGGCCGGGGCTGAAGAAGGCGCTGCGATGCCTGCAGCCCGGCGACACGCTGATCGTGTGGAAGCTGGACCGGCTCGGCAGGAGTATGCGCCATCTGGTCATGCTGACCGAAGAGCTGCGCGAACGCGGCGTGAACTTTCGTAGTCTCACCGACAGCATCGATACCAGCACGCCAATGGGCCGGTTTTTCTTCCACGTTATGGGTGCCCTGGCGGAAATGGAACGCGAACTGATCGTAGAGCGCACCCGCGCCGGGCTGGCGCCGCGCGTGATAAAGGTCGCATCGGGGGAAGGCGGCGGAAGATGACGCCGGAAACGGTGGAACGTGCCCGGCGGATGCTGACGCAGGGCGCAACGCTGCTGCAGGTGTCACTGGTGCTGGACGTATCAGTAAAGACGCTTTACCGGTATATCCCCGCCCCGGAACAGAAAGCCCTGCGCGAAAACGCCGCACCTGTTGTGTCAGATATGGCACAACAGCCACCGCGTGCCCCGTCATAGCGGACCATAGACCATAGCGGAACCCCTTCACAGGAGAACCGCCACATGGCACAGGATTATCACCACGGCGTGCGCGTTGAGGAAATCAACGAGGGCACCCGAACTATCACCACCGTCAGCACCGCGATTGTCGGGCTGGTCTGCACCGGCGACGACGCCGACGCGGCTACCTTCCCGCTTAACCGCCCGGTCCTGTTAACCGACGTACTCACCGCCAGCGGTAAGGCCGGAGAGTCCGGCACGCTGGCCCGCTCACTGGACGCCATCGCCGATCAGTCGAAACCCGTCACCGTCGTCGTGCGCGTGCCGCAGGGCGAAACCGAAGCGGAAACCACCGCCAACATTATCGGCGGCGTGACCGACGGCCAGCGCACCGGCATGAAGGCGCTGCTGGCCGCGCAGTCTAAGTGCGGCGTCAAACCCCGCATTCTGGGCGTGCCGGGCCATGATAACAAAGCCGTAGCCACCGAACTGCTGAGCGTGGCGCAGAGCCTGCGCGGCTTTGCCTACCTGTCCGCGTATGGCTGCAAGAGCGTTGAAGAGGCGATTGCCTACCGCAGCAACTTCAGCCAGCGCGAAGGAATGCTGATCTGGCCTGACTTCATCAATTTTGACACCGTGCTGAAGGCGGACGCGACGGCCTACGCCACCGCCCGCGCGCTGGGCCTGCGCGCCAAAATCGACGAGCAGACCGGCTGGCATAAGTCCCTGTCAAACGTTGGCGTGAACGGCGTCACCGGCATTTCAAAAGACGTCTTCTGGGATTTGCAGGATCCGGCCACTGATGCGGGTCTGCTGAACCAGAACGACGTCACTACGCTGATCCGTAAAGACGGCTTCCGCTTCTGGGGTTCCCGCTGCCTCAGTGATGACCCGCTCTTTCAGTTTGAGTGTTACACCCGCACCGCGCAGGTGCTGATGGACACGATGGCTGAAGGGCAGATGTGGTCCGTTGACGGTGCGCTGAACCCGTCGCTGGCCCGCGACATCATCGAGAGCATCCGCGCGAAGCTGCGCAGCCTGGTGACTCAGGGCTATCTGATTGGTGCGGACTGCTGGCTGGATGAGAGCGTGAACGATAAAGACACGCTCAAGGCGGGCAAGCTGCTGATCGATTACGACTACACGCCGGTGCCCCCACTGGAAAACCTGCTGCTGCGCCAGCGCATCACTGACCGTTACCTGCTCGATTTCAGCAGCCGCGTCAGCGCATAAGGAGACGGAAAGATGGCATTACCCCGCAAACTCAAGCACCTGAACATGTTCAACGCAGGCAACAACTGGCAGGGGCTGGTTGAGTCCGTGACGCTGCCGAAATTCACCCGCAAGTTTGAGAAGTATCGCGGTGGTGGCATGGCCGGTGCTGTGGACATCGACATGGGCCTGGACGACGGCGCGCTGGATACGGAATTCACCATTGGCGGCACTGAAGCACTGCTGATTAAGCAGATGGGCACCACCACCGTGGACGGCATTCAGCTGCGCTTTACCGGCTCCATTCAGCGCGACGACACCGGCGAAGTGCAGGCGGTCGAGCTGGTCA